GCAGGATGCGCTAAACGAGTTGCCCGCGTAGCGTTTGCATTCGATGACGAACGGGAACGAGCTGGCATTACATATAATGTCTCCCCGATCCCCGGCGCGGTATTGTTCTAAGTCACGGCGCCAGTTGTAGTCTCCCAGATCGTCGTGCAACATCTTGCACACTAATCGTTCAAATGCGGCGCCTTTTTGTCTGCCATTAGCCATGTTTTTGGTTCCTCAATATGAATGCCCTTTTTCACCATAAAGTCGCGTAGTGCGATCTCAACGGCGTGGCGCTTACTAACGCCTGTCGTATCCTTATACACTGTGAGCGCGCTGGATAGTGGCTCCGTGATTTCTACCAATAATTTTTTCAACTCTACTTCTCCCATAACTCACCTAATCCGTGGTTGTTGATAAACTTTAGGGTTGTTTGCATACTCAACCCAAGGATCACCGAAACCTGCTTTTTGGTGTAGCCTTTACCCGCTAGGTCAATGATCCTAAGTACCCTTTTCTGGCGTGCCTCTGCCCTAACCTCGACCGCCTTTTTCCAGGCGACGCGTCTTTGCTCCGCCTTTGTTAAACCCAATCTATTTTTCTTAGCTGCTTGCGCACCGATTGCGCTTGCACCGCCAATGCGTGGGAATAACCTGCGGTTACATTCTTTAGCGTCAGCTTTGATGTAGTCGATGCACTGTAGCCAAAAATCTTCTGTGGGTGTTAACCCCTCAGGCCATTCTAAGTTACCCATCTGTAATATCCTCTACCATCTGTATTTTCTCCCCGATCCACCGCATCACTGGCACCGCCATGGAGTTGCCCATCGCCTTGTATCGAGGCCCGTCAGGGCAATTCTCTGGTGCTTTGTTGCGCCACGGGATTTGCGTGTAATTGTCGGGGAAGCCTTGCAGGCGCTCGCACTCAATGGGTGTCAGGCGTCTAATTGACCTACTATAAACAGTATCTACTGGCTCTCCGATAAACCCGCTGTACTGATTAGCGCCGACCGTAATTGTGTCGGCAATTCTTTCCCACGCTTCTCGGCTCGGCGCAGGATGCCCTGACATGCTTTCGCGCTCAAATAGAACCGCTGCGGCACGTCGCCAGTCTCCAAGGTATCCGACAACAAACACACGTCTGCGTCGCTGGGCCACTCCGAAATATTGAGCGTCACAAATTCTGTAAGCGAACCCATACCCGATTTTCCCCAACGCTGCGAGCAGGGTGCCAAAATCTCGTCCTTTGTTAGATGACAAGACACCGGGGACGTTTTCCCAGACCAACCATCTGGGCTTATATCGTGCAGCAATTGCAACGTAGGTGAGCATGAGGTTACCACGCGGGTCATCCAATCCTTTTCGCAACCCTGCGACGCTGAATGATTGGCATGGGGTTCCTCCGACAAGAAGGTCAATTGGGTCATCGCTCCACTCCTTAAATTTTGTCATATCGCCAAAGTTAGGCACGTCTGGGTAGTGATGTTGCAACACCTCTGAAGGGAATTTCTCAATTTCACTAAACCACTGCGGCGCCCACCCAATCGGGTGCCACGCAACTGTCGCGGCTTCGACGCCTGAGCATACGCTGCCGTACTTCATTGCGTTGCCTCCGGACGCAGGCGTGGCCTGATCGACTTTGAGATACGCCCAGTGTCGATGCAGAACAGATCCGCGCCTAACATCGTTGCCACACCTTCATTGGCGCGTATTGCAGTATTACACTGCGCAGAGCTTTCCAGAAGCAACGTGCGCTCCACTGGGTAGCCTTGTAGTGTGTAGCTGAATAGCAAGACATAGAATGTTTCCATCACTTCTGCCCCTCTATCCAGACGCCCTGCACCATGTCGTAAATCTTATTGAGGTTTTGCTTGGCAACATGCACCTCGTACTCGCGCTGCATTACCTCTAACGCCTGTTCTTTTTGCTCCAATTCCATGCGTAGGATTCGGATGCTATCCTTTAATTCTGCAATTGCTGCTTTATGCCCGCTCGTCATTGTACCACCATTAAATGATCTATGTTGTGTGCCGCCACGTATAAAACTACAGCGGCGATAATGAAAATCCAAACGTCCTCGCGCCAGCTATTCATTACCCAACGCCTCCAGTTTGGCCTGCAATGCGGCAATGCGCTCGTTTGCGTTGTTAATTGATATTTGAAACATTGCGAGATCAGTGCTGATGTCACTTGATCTAACGCCTGTTTCCAAGCTGCGCATGCGATCCATCTTCTCGCGCTGCTTGGTGATGAACCGCTCCTCAGATGCGATGTCGCTTTTCAATTCGTCTGTTGTTTTCATTTTGTGTTTTCTCCCTCTGCAACTGTTTCAGCATAAGCGATGTTACTGGGCCACATTCTATGAGTTAAACGCTGCGGCAAGCGCAATCTTCTTTGCCTCCGCAAGAGTTTTTGGGAAAGCTAAGTCTTTAACTACATCTCCTAAATCTTCAGTGACTGCGTAAAATCCGCAATAATGCTTACAGTCTTGAATGCTAATATTAGAGTCTGGAATGCGCCATGCGCCATCTTCAATCTCTTCAAACTCTGGTGCTTCATATACAAATTGTGTCATGTGTCTAAACCTTCCCAATCTGTGATAAACTCAGTGACGAATTGTCGTTGCGCGGCGGTTAAATCATCGTGCAATATGGCTTCTTGTGCATCCCATTCCGCGGGCAAGTTCTCGCGGTCAAGAAATGCCGCCCATTTGTTGCAAAGGTTATCAAAGGTTATTAATTCCACAATGCTAATATTAGAGTCTGGAATGCGCCATGCGCCATCTTCAATCTCTTCAAACTCTGGTGCTTCATATACAAATTGTGTCATATCGCGTTCCTCCTTAACGATAACTAATATATAAAAACCTATATAATCATATACAAGGCATGTCTACAAAAAAGTTACATAATTTTGTATAAGATTCGGAGGGGGGCAAATGGAGTTAGCCATGCCATATGCCGATAAGAAGAAACAACAAGAGTACAATAAACAGTACCGAAAAGAATACTATAAAAAGAACAGAGAGAAAGTAAATAAGAGGGTCTACGCGCGCAAGCGTCGGAAAGTACAGGATTACCGTGACTACAAAGCCTCACTGGAGTGTGAGCGATGTGGCTATAATGAACATCCCGACGCGTTAGATTTTCACCACGTTGTGAAGCACCCGGACAACGAACGCGTTAACGTGCTTATCCGGGGCGGTTATTTTAGTCGCGCCAATGATGAAATGAACAAGTGCGTTGTGCTTTGCTCAAACTGCCATCGGCGCCATCACGCGCTAAACGATTAACTCAAAGTGTGGCATGTCGTTGAAGCCTTTGCGGCCCTGGTCACGCCGTAGCTGGTGGTATGCTTCCCAGCATGATTCCATGTCACCTTCCCACATACGGCAGTCGTATGGGTATTTGTGATCCGGCACTGCCCAAGCTGCACCCCAGCACAGCGACACGTCGCACACCTTTGCCGCTTGCTGCATGGCGTCGGCAATGGGGAAGTACGCAGCCTCCTCCCAGCGGATCCCCGTAACACTGTCATATGCGCCTAGGTCAACGGCTAGACCGTCAATGTGCTTGGACTTCATGGTTTGGCTGTTACCCTTCTCCACCAGCTCTCTCTGGCGCTCGATGGATCTCAAACCTTCCAGCACTGTGAAGTCGGTTTTCGATATGCCGATTGCATACTTGACGACAGCAACCAAACGCTCGTCTACACCTTCCAGGCGTGACAAGCTGCGTTTTCCTAATTTAAAGCTCATTTCTTACCTCCTAAGCCTCTCATAGTTCTTATGCCAAACGAGGCGGCAATGGACGCATACATCCCCCACTGTACCCAGAGGGGGGTAGTCTCAAGGTTGGCAAATCCTCGTGCCATAGTTTCTTGTAAAGAAGGCACGAAATTAGCAGCAAGGATAAGAACGAAAACAACCGTCCATAGCTCATCCTTCCAGCTATTCTGAGCTGAACGTATAGCTTCCAGCTCCCAATCAATCTCGCCAGTGGCCTGTTTGAGTTTGATTTCTGCATTGGCTTTTTGTACCGCCGTTTTTCCGTCAACCCAAGCAGTCGCCAAACCGCCAAGGCTAGATATAATCTGACCAATCATACAGACCCCCTATCTGTCTTTGCTTCCTTATTCATCCAGATGCCGAAACACCCGGTCAATGCACCCATGCAAACACTAACAAGTCCCGCTGCTTGCGTTATGTTTGGAAAGTCTGGCGGCAAAGACATATACCAATGCACTGCCTGGTAAGTTAAGATTGTCACGACCAACATCATCAGTCGCGGAAAGATTTTGTATTCATCGATTACTGTTGCTGGCATAGTGTTCTGCTATCCTCTTGTTGGACGTTATGATTATGATTTTCCCTTTTGAATCATACACAACGTACTTGTTCACCACTTCCCCATGTAAACGCCTAAATAATAGATGGCTAAACAGACCCCAGACACGCCAAAGATAACGCCCAGCGCGATCTGGATTTTCTCCATCATTTCTTCTTGTCTTTTTTCTGCTGCCTTACGCGCAGCTTGACGCTGTTTACGCGCCTCATTTTGCCACTGGATCCACCTATCCCATTGGCCAGGTTGCCCATACAAACGGATATGTGACTCTAATTCCTTGCGTTTTTCTCTAATGTTTTCAAGGGCTTGGAACTCTTCCCAATCGCCCTCTTCACCCCCAGTTATTGCCGTGAGCGGGCTGTTTTTCTTCTTTTGTACGGCTTGTTTTATATCTTCTTCGGCGGTGAGCC